CACCAAGAGTAGCGTTGTTGATCTTGACTAAAACTTTTGTGGCGTTGCCAGTAGGTTCATTGTCAGGACGAATTACAACACCAATAATCTTGAATTGGAGAGTAGCGGTTGTAGCTTTAGTAGACATATCTAGTGCAGCAGCGCTAAGACCAGTTGTGGTAGAACCAGCAACAGTCGATAGATCAGCATTTAGACCTACGTCAGCGGCAGCAAAAGAATAAGAGGCATTAGCACCAGTAACTGCTTCTACTTCATAGATCTGTGTAGGATCGTCACACACTACAACATAACGAGCAGTTGAAGCTGCACGGTAGATTGGAGCATCGAGAGAAGTAGAACCTGTGGTCATCTTGCCAGAGATTGGATTAAGTTTGTCAGGCCAAATGCCGACAACTACACCAAGAACGGCAGCGCCTTGAGTAGCTTTTGTAACGGTAGCAACGCCATCAGCGTCGGCAGAACCGTCAAGTTTTACTGGATCGCCTACGAATAGTGCAGTACCGTCGCCGCTTGAAACGGCATACAGGCTAGTGCTGGGAGAATCCAGACCACCTAGCGCACTCTTTACAGGACGAAAACCAGTAATTTTAGAAGTATTAGCCATAGCTATCCTTTCCTATTTTGGTTTAAAATGTGAAGGCACCCTATGGCTCATTAAACTTAGAAGCGGGGTACGTAGTCAGTATTTTTATGACCACCTACGGACTTCATAGTTTGTTCAGTATCATCGACCTGTTTTTGCTTGAAAGCTTGATCTTCTGCGTAGTATTCTTCTTTGATACGCATTACAACAGCTTTCGTGCCTTGGCCGACTGAGATTAAAGAACTAGAACCGGGTGCTGATGGATCGTCTACCCGCTTATCACCGACTCGTCCTAATTTAGCTCCTGGGACTATTTCGTAGCCACGCTCTTGTAGGTCTTCGATTCGATCATCAACGTCGTTAACAATCCGATATACATAGCCGGGCTCCTTGTTTTTCACAGCTAAACGATTACGCTGTGACAGTGAAGTCCGACGTGGGCGGGCACTTGCCTCTTGTGTTGGGGAAGTTTGTCGAGTCATCTTTTATCCCTTTTTACTTTCATTAATCTCTTTCCACTGCTTTAGATATTGCTCTTTAGTCAGTGTTCCTGAACGAACTAGATCATTCATAATCTTACGCGACCGATCATCAAGTTGTGACTCTAATGAATCGGCCTTAGAACTCCCACGAGAGCCGGTTTTACCGTTCTCTACATCAGGAGCATTGGCTTTGTTTGGGTTAGTAAACTTCTGAGGAAATTCCTTACGAACAGCTTCTTCGACTTTCTTAAGTACCTGCGAAGGTGTTAGTTCAGGGTTTGCTCGATGAAGTTTAGTACCAAAATCATCAGCCCAATTTCTCATGTAACCCACTTCCGAGTACCAAGGATTTCGGTTGGTCCAGGCATTAAATTCAGGATGGATCTCAGGTTGAGTATCTACTTCTTGAATTTGTTTGAGCCTGACTTGTTCAGCTTCTACACGTTTAATCTCAGTGTCGATAGCTTCAAAGTTAGTGCCGTCAGCATTTTCAATGGCTTCCTTGCGAGCTTCTTTTAGCTTACGTAGTGCGCTGTTTACTGCGGCTTCTTCTCGTTGTGAGTAGTGTTCTTTAAGCGCCTCGATAGCTTTCCGAACAGCTTTGATTTCTTTAGATTGAGTTTCAATCTTATCAAATAGGGGTTTACGACGTACAAATTCTTTGGCATCGATGAAATCTTCTTCGGGGCCGTCAAATTCCTCTTTGGGACGCCATCCCATTTCCAGAGCTTTAGTTTCAATAGGATCTGGAGTATTTTCTACTTGGCCTTCTTGTGGCTTGGTTTCTTCTGTCATATTATTCCTTAAAGATACAGATTACATCTTCGTCGTTGATTATTAGTAGATTCTTTGTTTTATCTTCTGGATCTTGAAAGAATTTACCACCAAACTTGGCGTAACCGATTACGTCTCCTACTTCTAGGTCACCCACATAGTCTTCATGACATTGGGCACCTATTTGTAAAACAGTTCCTTGGTCTACATTAATTTCTTCTTTTCGTTGAGAAATTTCTGGTAATGCCAGCCCGGCTTTTTGAGCCTTTGCGTAAACTTCATCGTGTTCTACTAGAGACTTAGGTCGCACTAAAATACGACATCCTGTAACTTTAATCATTTGTCTTTTCAAAGAATTCTAAAATGTCTGCGTAAGCTTGAATATATCCTTGCTTAAACAAGACTGTATCAATGGTTGAGTGGGTTAGTTCTTCCTTTACGTCTTCTCGGCGTTCGATTAACGCTTTTTGGAAGAGCTTGGTTTGCTCGTACTGGAGCCACTCTTTGATTGCGGTTTCTGTGCTGCTAATTTGTTAGCCTCCTTCTGTTGAGTCATCTTCTGCTCGTGGGCCTGTTGGTTATTCTGTAGCGTTTGCTGCCCCTTCATACGCTCAGTTGCGGCAAAAATATTTGCCATTTGAATCTCTGATGCTGCCTTAACATTAGCTTCTTCCGAAATCTGTTGCATCTTTTGTGTATGCTCTTGTTGTTTCATTTGCATTTGCATCATCTGATCTCGTCCATCAAGTTCCATTTCCATCTGCTTAGCTTGTAGATCCATAGCAGTCTTTTGCTGATCTGCTTGCATCTTAGCTTGAATAGCAAGCATCTTAGGATCTGGAGGAGGTGGAGGAACTTGGCCTGTTTGTAGGACTTCAGGACTGAGTACCTGTTGGAAGTTTGGTTGTTCTTGTGCTTCTAGGACACGAATAGCAATCTCAACAGGATTTAGAATTGGTCCAAATACTTGCAGCATCTCTACCAAACCTTGAGCTTTAAGAAGCTTCTCAGTCTGAGATACTGCCGTAGGATCAGCTCCTGGACAAATATTGTAGGTTGATTCATCAAAATCATCTGGACCTACAACAATATCAAGAACTTGTACAACTTTGTTTGGATCAAGATACATGCCATTAAGCTTGAAGATCTTCTTGAACTCTTCACCTAATGCACGATAAATACGCTTATATACGGCAGTGAATACTTTCATTCCCTGCTCAATAGAAGCCATTGTCGTAGTAGCAGGAGTATTTTGTCCTGGCATCTTACCTACGAAAATCTCAGCTACAGAGGCTAATTCCTTGCCTGAAGTAATCAGAGCACCCATAAGCTCAAATAAAGTCTTAGAGGGCTCTTTAGCAGGCAATGGAACGATTTGTTTACGTAGATCATCACCTGTAGCGTTTACAGGTTTCCACTCACCTGGACGGAAAGTTGTATCTCCTGCCCGGGGACGTAAACCTTTACCGATATAACCAGACTGTAGATTGCTCAAAGTACCAGAATCTACAAGCTGGTTGATAATTGTGTTTACTGACTCATTGATTGGGCCAAGAAGGACACCAAAGCCAATATCATAAAAACCGCCATCAGGATTAGGAACAAAACCAAACTTGGTGTACATTTGGATTGGACGTACACTAGTAATTTTTCCGTCTTCTGTTTCAACGTCTTCAATGCTGAAACGAGGGGAAATACGCAATACTTCCCCAGTATTACGTTCAAAGGTAACAATGTAAGGGAGAGGATATTCAGAATCGTTGAGATCAAGGAACGTGTGTTGTTCCACCAATTCATAAGGAGTTGTTTCATCATTTGTGACCTCTCCATTAGAGCGTTCTGGCATTACAGCATCACCAAGATCTACGTCTCGATAAATACCTTTTAACTGTTTTTCCTTGAGTTTACGAGGGCTGATTTCAATAATTTCTGAAATACGCTCACACTCTTCTAGGGATTTTGTCCAGTAATTTACCACTAGATTTTGTGGTAAAATAGACTTAGAAACAATCTTATCTTCAGACTTATCGTAAAAAGTCTTTTTAAATACTGTTCCTACAACTGGAAGCATCATAAGCATCTTGTCCATGTCTTCTTCCCAACCATCCATCTCGTGCATGATTTGGTAAGACATATACATCGATACTCGTTCACCCTGCTCGTATTTTTGTCCGTCAGGATCCTTGCCGATTACTTGAGATTTGACAATCTGGCCGTTACTAGGGATTAAGCTTGGATAAGCCCGTGCAGCAAACTGCATTGCTGCTGTAGAAAGTAAGGGATATTTAACATTACTAGCATTAGGCCAAGGAAAATTTTTGTTTTCCCGAGTCTGTTTTGCTAAATCTAGCCATTCTTTTAGACACTGATCCCATTCTTCACGGGAAAGTAGGTCCATTTCAAAACCCTCACGGCATTTTGATCCGATTTCTACTAATTTATCCTTGTCCATACCATCAGCTAGGTTTTTTGCTGACAGTTGGCTGTTAATAGCCAGTGATTGTGTTTCGTCCATCGTAGTTATATCCACTTTCCTCTAGTTCATCCTGATATTCTTGTTCAGCCATTTCTTGTTCTGTTGGGGCTTCTACAAGAGTGTTAAGTAAAAGACCTAAATAGGCAAAAGCATCTACTTGGTCATCATGAACATCACGAGGAAATCGTGTTAGTTCGTCTTCAAACGAGGGATACCATTCAGCTCCCTTGTCAAATTTTACAGATTTAGCTCGCATACGTGCTTGAATACTACGTGCCCGTGCGATTTTATCTTTTCCTCCATGCTTTAACTTCAAGATGTTAGGATAAACACCAGTTAAAAGCATTTCTTCGTATAGGAATGGTCCAATTGACTTGGACACCTGCATTTCTTCTATTCCAAAGATTTCTGGTTGATAGATTCTTTGGAGATCAATGATGAGATCGACAATTTCTCGTCCATCAAGCCGTTCTCGTATGACTTGTTTAATATGTATCCTACGAAATTCATCCACTCCTGCCACGATAAAAACGGAGTAATCAGCACGGTCGGCTTCTGAGATAGCAAGGTCAGCAGTGATGTAGTAGGAGAGTGCCAATTTGGCATCGTCTTCAGTGATGTGGTCAAAATCACCTCTCTTAAAGTATGCCACTGATTCGTCCAGTGGAATGTTCAGGTATTCTTGGGAATATAC